TTTGCCCGGTTCGACGCCCACGGCCTGCAGTACCGCCGGAAGAACGACGGCTCTGTGGCGTGGCTGAAGTTCTGCGACACGGACGGGGTCATCGGCCGGCTGGACATCGCCGACGCCAAGCTGGTGCTGTTCCCGGGCAAGATCCGCAACGCGAGACTTGATCTGGATCAGGTCCGGGAAGATGCCGGGCTGATCGAGGCCGACCCGCTGGCGGCCGCAAAAGAGGACGGCCTCCTGACCGGGCGCTGCTCCTGCTGCGGCCGGGAGCTGACCGACCCGACCTCGATCGAGATCGGCATCGGCCCGATCTGTCTGGCTAAGATGGGGGGTTGACATCCACAACAGGGTATGGTGTAATACTCACACGCCGGGCGGATTGGCCGCCCGGCAACCCTCTCAGGAGACCAGACATGACCCGCGCAATCGCCAAGCAGATCGGCAACAGCAGCAAGGAACAGATCATCGTGGACGGTGAGGTGTTCCTGAAGAGCGTCGGCATCGGCCGCTGGAACTACGTGGTCGAGGTGACCCTCAGCACGGGCGAGAAGTGGATCGGCAAGAGCGCCACTCTGAAGGCTGCCGGCAGCTGGACCCCCTTCCCGATGTTCTATGAGGTCTGCGCCGCCGCCAAGAGCGACTCGCAGGAGCGCAAGGATCAGGTTCGGCAGCGGATCGCCGACTACACCGCCAAGTACGGAGAGCCTGTGCGCAAGAACCTGAACGGCTGGCCCGTCTACCGCTGGCCGCTGCAGTACACCCGCAAGGTCACGAAGATCGAGCGCTAGGAACCACCAGCCCCGGGCACTCCCGCCCGGGGCCTTTTTCAGGAGACCAGACCATGATGATGCACTTCCAGATCCTTAATTCCCTCGGCGTCTACGTCACGACCGAGACCTACGAGACGCCCCGCGAGCTTGCGTACATGAAGGGCTTCGATGAGTGGAAGAACAAGCGGATCGAGATCGCCCGCGAGTTCAAGTTCAAGTGGCGCGTAATCAGTGCCAAGCGCCTCGCGGAGGTCGGCAACGATCCGATGAAGACCCGGATCTCGAACGTCCGCAGCGACGCCTACCGGGACGGGTTTGTACGGAACCGGTCGGTGATGAAGCCGACCGTCCAGCACCCGCATCGCCTGCGTGCCCGCACGCGCCGCTGCTACCTCGAGGGCCGGGCCACATATCCCGTGGCCGAGTAAACGCACCCAGCGCCCTCACAGGCCGCCCCGCCTATGGCCGGGCGGCTTTTTTCGTGTATCCTCGGCGCATGCCAAGCAAATCACCCGCACAGGCCCGTCTGATGCGCGCCGTGGCCCACGGTTGGCGCAAGCCCGGCGGCGGTGGTCCTGACCCGGCCACGGCCCGTGAGTTCGTCGCTGCTGACCAGCAGAAGGCCCGGTCCAAGGCCCTGCGCAAGCGTCGATAGGTCCAGCCTATGGATAATCAAGATTCAGAAGAGAAAACAAAAAGTGCGAACAAAAAGTCGCATAACGGTCACGGCGGCCGGAGGCCGGGGGCTGGGGCGCCCAAGGGGCGCAAGCTGAAGCAGGTCACCCGCGACAGGATCGCGGCGACCATCCACACCGGGCTGGTGGTGCAGAAGCTGCACGAGTTCATGCTCGGCGAGCGCCACGAACCGTCGCAGGTGACAGCCGCCAAGACGCTGCTGGATCGCGTCATGCCCGTGATGAAGGCGACCGACCTCACCTCGAAGGGTGAGTCGCTGGTGGTCGAGCGCAGGGTCTTCCGGCGCCCGGCGATCGAGGGCGAGGCCGTCGAACTTGCGCATATCACGCAAACTGAGCCGGATCCGATGCCGCAGATCCGGCGCAAGCGCTACGTCAAGAAGTGACCCTCCCGATCCCGACAATCGAGCCGCGGTTCTACCAGCTGCCGGCGTTCGAATACTGGGACAACCTCGACGGGAAGCCGGGGCGCGCGGTCGAGATCTGGTCCCGACGCACGGGCAAGGATCTCACCTACATGAACATCCAGTGCATGCTCAGCTTCGAGCGCAAAGGTTTGTACCTGCACATGCTGCCTGAGTTCGCGCACGCCCGGCGTACGATCTGGGAGGGGTTCACGAACGAAGGCGAGCGCCTGATCGACAACGCGTTCCCGCCTGAGCTGCGCGAGAGCACGAACGAACAGAACATGCGCATCGTGCTGAAGAACGGCGCCGTGTGGCAGCTCGGTGGCTCGGACAACTTCGACCGCTACGTCGGCGGTAACCCGATCTTTCTGTGCTTCAGCGAGTACGCGCTCAGTCACCCGCAGGCATGGGAGATCATGCGACCGATCCTCAAGCTCAACGGCGGCCACGCTGCGTTCATCACCACGCCGCGCGGATACAATCACGCGCACGAGATCCTGAAGATCGCACAGCGTGAGCCGGGCTGGCGCGCGTCAGTGATCGACGGGATACAGGCCAAGGTCATGACGCAGGCCGACATCGACGAAGAGATCCGGCTCGGCATGCCCGAGGAGCTGGCGCGTCAGGAGTACCTGTGCGACTTCTCGGCAGCGAACGTCGGCTCGATCCTCGGGCGCTACCTCGAGGCCGCCGAGGCCGAAGGGCGTGTCGTCACGGACGGCCGCTCTCTGTACGATCCTGCGGGCGCCGTGTTCGTCTCGAGTGACATCGGCTACTCCGATGCGGCGACGTTCTGGTTCTGGCAGAAGCGCCACGGCGGCCGCTTCGCCCTGATTGATTACGACGAGGACACGGGCCTCGATGCCGAGCAGTGGATCCCGCGGATCGGTGACAAGGGGTACAAGATCGAGCAGTTCTGGCTGCCGCATGACGCAGTGCCGAAGACCTTCCAGAGCCGCCATAGCGTGTTCGAGCAGTTCGCCACATCGGGCCTCGCCAAGACCTACAAGGTCGCGGGCGCGCTCAACGCCACCGACAAGGTCAACGCAGCGCGCAGCATGCTGGCCCGGTGCGAGTTCGACGGCGTCAAATGTGCGCAGGGGCTGCTCGGCCTGCGCGAGTGGTCGTTCGAGTACGACGAGCGGCGTCGCATGTTTCGCCCTGTGCCTTACCACAACTGGGCCAGCCACCCTGCAGACGGGTTTGCCTACGGGGCCGCGAATCTGCGAGACTTTGTGCCGAAACCCCGAGCGCGGGTCATCCCTGACGGGACCGTGGCGGCTGAGAACTTTCACCTGAAGCAGCTGTGGCGCGACCATGAGACAGCCGCCCGCAGCCGCCGGAGACTGCAATGAGTGTGAACCCGCCGATCGAGACTGCTGACCAGTACGACGACACACCTGCCGGCTGGCAGCAGCGCTGGAGCGTCGAGATCTCTGCCGCCGAAAAGGAGGCCGAGAAGAAGTGGAAGCGCAACGCGCGGCGCATCACCAAGATCTACCTCGACGAGCGCGCGTCCGACGACAAGAACCTGTTCGTCAGCAAACTGAACCTCTTCAGCGCGAACCAGAACACGCTCCGGGCCATGCTCTTCGGCAACACGCCACGCGTCGAGGTGGGGCGGCGCTACGAGGACGCGGCCGACGACGCCGCCCGGGTCGCCGCCGAGATGCTCGAGCGCCTGCTCAACTCCGACATCGGCAAGCAGTTCTCGTGGGCGATCGGCGAGGCCCTGAACGACCGCTTGATGGTAGGCTTCGGGATAGGCAAGGTCCGCTACGAGGCCGACTTCGAGACGATCGAGTACCCGGCCCTGACCGAGATCGACGAGAACGGCGAAGAGGTCGTGCTCGCCAAGGCCTACGAGGAAGAAGAGAAGACCTCCGAGGCCGCGCCCGTTGACTACGTGAACTGGCGCGACGTGCTGTGGAGTCCGGCACGCACATGGGATGAGGTCCGCTGGTTCGCGTTCCGCAGCTACCTGACGCGCGACGAGTGCGTCGAGCGCTTCGGTGAGAAGATCGGCAAGACCATCCCCCTCAAGCGCAGCAAGTCCCGTGGGTCCAGCAGCGACGGCGCGTCAGGCGACCCGTGGCAGCGTGCAGAGATCTGGGAGATCTGGTGCAAGGACGAGCAGAAGGTCTACTGGTACGCGGAAGGCATGAGCGTCATCTGCGACATCAAGGACGACCCGCTCGAGCTGGACGGGTTCTTCCCGTGCCCGATGCCGATGATGGCGAATGTGACGACGGGCAGCTACACGCCGCGCGCCGACTACATCCTCGCGCAGGACCAGTACGAGGAGGTCAACAACCTCACCACGCGGATCATGCTGCTGGCCGACGCGCTGCGCGTGGTCGGTGTCTACGACAAGTCTGCCGACGGGATCCAGCGCATGCTGACCGACGGCTCGCAGAACGAGATGATCCCGGTGGACAACTGGGCGATGTTTGCAGAGAAGGGCGGCGTCCGCGGTCAGGTGGACTGGATGCCGCTCGAGATGATCGTCAACACGATGAAGGTGCTGCAGGAGTATCGCGCCGAGCTGATCAATCTCATGTATCAGGCCACCGGCATGAGCGACATCCTGCGCGGATCCACGCAGCAGGGTGAGACCGCGACGGCGCAGAGCATCAAGGCGAAGTTCGCCAGCGTGCGCGTCCAGTCACTGCAGGATGACTTCGCCCGTTTTGCGACGGACCTGCAGCGGCTGCGTGCCGAGGTGATGATCAATCACTTCGACGACGAGTCACTGGTCGCCGAGTCGAACATGCAGTATACGACCGACGCCAAGTACATACCGCAGGCGTTGCAGCTGATACGGGATCGGTTTGCCGCGTTCCGCATCGCCATCAAGAGCGAGACGCTATCGGCGCAGGACATGGCGGCGCTGCGTCAGGAGAAGGCCGAGTTCATCCAAGGTCTCGCCGCGTTCATTCAGGCCGCAGCACCGCTCGCCGAGCGCTCGCCCGAGGCCGTGCCGACGCTGCTCGAGATGCTCAAGTGGAGCATGACGGGCTTCAAGGGCAGCAGCCAGATCGAGGGCGTGCTAGATTCTGCGATCGCCAGCATGCAGCAGCAGGGAGCGGGACAGGG